ACCGTTATTAGTAATAGAGCCAGTGGTTACAATATCACCGGTTATATTAACTTTTGAGGTAATATTGAGATTGGTACAGTTGATGTTAATATCACCGTTTTCTTGCATTAATAAGTGTGATTCACCAGTGTTAAAATAAATATCACCATTATTTTTTACCTCAATTTTGCAATTGTTAATTTTAATAATTAATCTGTACTGATCTTCTGTTCCATCATCCGTAAATGCAATTCTCTGAGTTGAGAAGTTATGACCAGCAGTAGGGGTGTCATGTATTGAGTACATCATCACATCACCAACGAAATTCTCATTCCTTGGTCTATAACGGCGATCATCAGTGGCTATAATCACTGGCAGTGAGGCAGCGTCTAAATCAAGTAATATTGATTCAGCTGATTTTCCTGTCTGTGGATCAATGGCTACCGGATTAGATGAAAAACCAAAATTTTGTACACGTTCACATCCACCAATACCTTCATCAGCAATACCTTCTACATCAGCAGACTGTAAACCTGCTTCATCTCTTGTTACTACCAAACTTGCTTTTCTGATTGCCATGATCTTGTTATCCCTTGTCTAGTACAGATGATTTACCGGGTTTGTTGAACGTTGTCTCAGCTTTTGGTGTAAATGCTTCTGCTGGATATAGAGTTAATGAGGTTAATGTACCTTCACTCAACGATTGACTAAAAGTAACATCTGATATTAGGAATTCACCCATTATCCCGTTAACATCATCATCTACTTCTACTAAGGTATTATCTAACCAGACTTCTTGATCTTGCCAACCATATAGCGCATATTCTAATTTAATAGATTTACCTCTTCGTATTTTAATTTCTGTATCAGCAATTAATTGTGCTTGCTCTGTCGTTATCTGATCATCAGCACGAATAATTAAATTCCTACCTGTTATAGCGTTGTCAGTAGCGGTGGCTTTAACAGAATTAGCAGATTTACCAAAATTATTATCAGTAGCTTGCGTTTGACCTTTTACTGTGATTGTTTTATATCTATCACTATCATTCCAAGACACCTTACCACTTTTAATAATGGATGATTTGCCATTCAAATTAGTTATCGTATTTCTAGACTTCACTTGACCAGTTTTTACTAGTCTTAATTCACCTTCAGGTGTATCTGTTACCTGCATTGATTCTTTTTCAGCTAATTTAGCAATAGCAGTAAATACTTTTTCTGAATCTGCTTCTAGTTTTATATTGTGTAGTTTATTATCACTACCTTCAATTTTTGTTTTAATACCATATGGTGTGGTTAACGCATCTACTATTTTTGCTAATGTAGTATTATTATATTGCAGTGGTGGAGTTACCGAGCAATCAACTAAATCAGCAGTTTTAGACCTACCTGAAATAGTAAAAACATTTCCACTGTCATTGGTATATTCATGCGTGGCTGATTCAACCTTACCAGTGATTACTAAAGTCCCATTAATGTATATTTTACAAATTTGCTGAGGTCGTATAACAATATCACCGGGATGCAATGCAGCAGATAAAGAAAATTGTGAAGTAGTTTGCTCAATACCTCTTTGTACTTGAACTTGTGTCCATCCTTTGAATTTTTTACCAGCTACTTCTATTTCTACAATATTGCTCGTATTCATTATTTTATTATTGAAATTTGACCTGATACGAAACCAGGATGCTTAATATTTGGGTTTTGAAAAATAAATGCTTTTTCAAGGTTAATGTCTTCAAGGCTGTCATATGCAATTACAAGACTAGGTAATGTGGTTTGATATTCCTTAATAAATGCATTAGGTAGTGTAGGTATATAACTACTAATATGTAATATCATATTATCCTTCACTTCATTTAATGCTCTATAAGCGACTAATGATTTAGTAGTTGCAAGCAGATCTTCAAATTGAAGTAGTGATTGTTTCAATATGTCACGTGCTTCATCCCTAGACCTAAAAGTAAATTGGGATATAGTTATAGCTTCTACTACTTTACACATACTAAGCAAATGTAAATGCACACACTCAACAGCAGTTTTTTCAGCTACTCTTAACGGGGTTATATCTGTTAAAATAGGTAGGGTTAGTGAAGTATAGATTTCTTTTTGTATACGATAATCACTTTCAGGTTTATCACCAAACGTATTAAATACGTTTAAAATATTATTAGCATGTGTTTCAGAGCTTTCTGATACTGTATTAACCAAAACTTCAGATTCAGAAATAAGTGCTGAGTTGCTATATTTTTTTGCAACATTACCCAGTTGAGAGTATTGACCTAAAATTGAATTTAATACATATTCAGGTAAGTTTGAAATATTTAAAGTATTTTTGAACACATCAGTTAAGATAGTTAATGCTTTTTGTCCACTTGATTGTAATACTTGAGCTGTATTTGTTGTGCTTATAGGTGGACTAGATTGAGTATCTTCTACAAAATTAAATTGCAGTTCGCAATACCTATTAGCAGTCTTTTTGGATTCTGAATGAGAAACAGATTCACAATATACTTTTACTTCACCGAAATCAGGATGTACTAACATGCCTGATGTTTTCTCTAAGCATTTTTTAACTAATAAATCTCTTTCATTTTCCCAATTATTACCAGATAGAAACCCATTGATTGTAAATTGGTTTGTATTTTTACCCATATCTTCAACAACAGATTTGTCATGATTAGGGAACTCATGAATTACCTTACGTCTGTTGTATTTAACAGATGTAGATTCAACATAAAACGTTCTACCTTTATAACTTGCTTGTCTCATTATTTACGTCCTAATGTATTTCTACCAGTATTTACTTGAACTGAATTTCCATCTGTTTTTGCTGATGTGTTAACAACAGGGCGTTCACCACTCAAATTAACATCTACTTTAACGTTGGTTTCTGTCTTCTGCCGTGTCATAAAACCTGCTTTAGTCGGCGGTCGCATAGATTGAGTATCTGCAGAGCTTTGAAATATACTTGAAACAGCATCAACCGTTCCGCCTACCACATTACCTATTTTCTCTTGCGTAGATGCTGGTAATGCGTTGTATATTGTTCTACCAGCTAAAGCACCCGCTGCAGCTGAAAATGCGGCAGCTAATCCGCCTACTGCTAGTGTCGCACCTGTAATACCAGTTCCTAATAAACCTACAATACCAACTACTGATGAGATAATACCTAGTAGAGCACCGAATGTGGATATAACAGGGCCTAATATGACAAAACCTGCAAATAATATGGTTAAGTTTTTGAAACCTCCAACTACCTCTGCTACAGAAGATATAAAATCCTTAACTACCAAAATTCCAGCCCATATCTCTTCAATAATTGATTTAACACTGCTTGCAAATGCTTGAAATTGTGCTTCAGAAATAGATTCTAACCACTGCAAGACTTGACTTAGTTTTTGTGTTATTAAGTCAAGAATGCCACCGTTAATCATTACTTTGGAGGCTATTGTTTCCCATTGAGATTGAATATTGGCAATTTTCCCTGAATATGTATTACCAGCGGCTTCAGCCATTCCATCTGCTTTATAACCAGTAGCATTTATTAATCGCTCAATCCATTGCTTATTAAAATCACCTTTTGATATTAATTCATCAATTTGCTCAGAAGTAATGTTTTTCTTCTCAACTTCTCTCATGTAAGGGACTAGTAAACTAGCAATTTGCATCCCTTGTTCAGCTAAAATATTCTTTTCATCACCTTGTAATTTGCCACGAGATGCAGATTGATATAATTGTCTAATTACAGATTTTGTATTTTCCGCATTTAGTCCAGCTTTTGACATACCATCTAGTAATTTTTGAAGTACACCACGTTCGGTGATTTTACCAGACGTATCAACTTTATTTTCAGGGTTATATCCAATATCTTTAAACATTGAATAATACCTTGCAGCCTCATTAGTATCTAATATAGATTTATCACCAATGGTTTTAGCTTGGTTATATTGTTTTAGTCCTTCTTCCTTACCATACTTATTCTCATACATTCGCATGGTGTCAGATGCAGCAGCAGCAGGGTTTACGAATAAAGTCTTAAATGCAAAACCAGCTGAAAGTCCTATTCCAGCTAACCTTGATCCTAAACTTCCAATGGAACTATGAAGATCGGAAAAGTGACCCTTTAAGTTTTTTACTTGGAAACTTAACCTAGATAGATTGAGATTGTTTAATGATGAGAATTTACTATTCAGAGATTGAACAGTTGCACCGATACCCGATAATCTATTTGAGATATTATTTAATGGTTGAGATATTCTATCTGTTAAAGAGAAGATGGCTGAAAGATTGAATGTTTTCATTTCGTTAGGTATCCGGGTTAGTAATATTATTTATTTTGTTGGCTTGCTCCCAAAATAGCTGTATCTCATCAGAGGTAGCGTTATAAATGTCTTCTTTAGACCAACGCCAAAAATATGCGACTGAAAATATTAAATCTTCGTCGTGGATAAACCTAAAAAAGGGCTTATAATCTCCACAATATTCATTGCATCTGTTAGTGTAATTTCACTGAAACCTTTAGGTGACAACCCACTACATTTTTCAGCAATTATCATAGCTAATTCTACTTGGTCACCATTGGCCTTTTTATTTGCATCACGAAATATTGCAACTGTAGGTTTAGTGATGTCTAAAAATTGCTTAGATTCACCCATATCTTGTATAGGCGTAGATAATTCGAACGAGGTAATTATATTTGACATTTTTTTCCTTAAAATTTGACCTACAAAGTTCTCATAGTAAATTTTTAACTATGAGAACTTGTATTAGATTCATGCTTAAACCCAGCTACCGATACCACTGAATTCAACATCTAATGTCCCATCTTGGGCTGAAGCTGTACCGTCACCACTGAAGAATGCATCTCGTAAAATGGCTACTTTTCCAGATTTCAATTGAACTTGTATTACAGAGTTTGCAATATTAGTTACAACAGTTGGGTCTAATTCATCAGTAAGAAACAATTTACCCTTAATTACAGATGGTTGGATTGTTTCTTTGTAGAATAGAATTTTTGGGTTATCAGTAGTAACCGCTTCCTTTTTTGTATTTAAAATGGTGCAGTCGAATTCACCATTTGTTGTGTAAATAACTCCATCGATTTGAAATGATGCAGTTCCTGCTATTAATTTTGCCATATGTTTTTATCCTTAAGTTAGAAAGCAAGTCTGAATTGAACTTGTGAGGCGAAGACTACCAATCCTTGAATCAGGTCCGGTGGTAGTAATACATCCAATCTACTTGGGTCAGTGTCATTACGTTCTACAATTAACTCTTCTTTGAATTTAGAAATATTTTCTACTAATCCTAAAGTTTCTAATCTTTCATACAGAGCAATAATCTCAGCCTTGATGGTTTTAGGAGTAACAACAGCTTGACCTGCACCAAATGAGGTACCATCATTAGCTAATTTATGACGAGGAAATTTGGAAGTAATTACTAAGCGTAATTCACGAACAATTCTTGCAAGTGTAAACATGGTAGTAGCATCCAAATAACTAATATCTGGTTGACCATATACATTTTGTTGATATGTAGTAATCGCTCTAACAATACGAGCATAACCACCACTGTAGTTAATAGGGGTAATACCTGAATACAGTAAAGTGTTGATTTCTGTTTTTGTAAATTGTTGTGACAATTTAGCTGGAACTACACCAATTAACGGTAATGTTTGAAATGGTCTTGCAGGATCAATGTTTGCTGAAGCAGCTATCTGTGCCATACCAGCTGACACTACTTCTGGAGCCCAAGATGGGGAGCCATAATAACCAAACAATGTAGTATGTTGATCGTTTAATCCATCACCTATTGTATTTAAAGCTGAAGTGCTACCTTGTAATGCAGTAAATACATGTCCATATAATTGGGTGTCAAACGCCCATCTACGAACCATCTCATCCCTGAAGAATGTCATAGAAGTGGTATCAGTATAAGGATGACCAATATATTCAAATTCTAAATCCCCTAAAGTGGCTAGTGCTGCTTCTATATCAGGGCTACCTACACCGGTTACAGATGTCTCAATAACAGGTTGTACATTTTCAGGGTATTTTTCTGAACCTAATTGATTGTTGAAGTTGAATTGAACATCAATTGAATTAGAAATTTCTCCACCATTTTTAGCGGTTAATGTGACAATGGCATGAGTTACAGTTAAAGAAGCAACTGCTGACACTGGTAAGTCTACATTAGCATTTATGGCGGCTGTAATTAAGTTAGAAATCTCTTCTGAAGTTGAACCAGATGGTACAACTATTTTTAATAACTCACCAGCTACATAAAGTGATAATAAACCACTCCCTGATATTGGGGCATCAATTAAAAATTTAATAGTTTTTTCAGTAGTTGAAACTGGATTACCTAATGGTAAACACCATAGTTCACCAAATCTATCATTTTTTCTGTATGATTCAACCATTCTTGCTAACATGGAACCATTACCAAATAAGTTTTTGGCTTGATCTACAGATGTAATTAACAATGGCTCTACTGCCATTGGTAATACAGATTGACCAATTAATAAACTTTTTAAGTTTTGAGAAAATTTATTTGCACGGCTATTGTCTATCTCAGCGTAAAATAATGGCTGTCTTATATTCGCTGGTATCTCGTTAAAACTGATTGCCATTATTCTACTCCCTTAGCAATTGATTTTTTTGGTGTAATTGGTGATTTAACTACTAAATCACCATCGTTAATTAATCTTGAAAAATATTTGTTTGTTTCTGAAGTTTCTTTTTCTGTTACAACTTCTTCTACAAATTTACCTGTAATAGGGTGCCGAACTTTAACAGCGAAACCATTAAATTGGCGGTTAGTTGGTACTAATATCATCAGTCTTTACCTTATAAAATAATATAATTGTATTTATACAAAATTAAATTTATTAAAGATTGATTTGTAA